GACCACGATCTCAGGCGACTGCAGCAGAAGGCGGATCTGTCCGATGACCGCGCTCTCGATCTCGGAAGCCGGGATGCGGCGGATCGGACAGGCCCCAGGCCTGCCGCGCAGCACGTCGGTCGAGATGTAGTAGCGATAGAGCCTGCCGCCCTTGCGGCTGTGGGTTGGGGTCATTGGAGCGCCGGTTGGACCGAACAGCAGACCCTTCAGTATGGCGGGTGTTGCAGAGGCCCGATTGCGGCTGCGGCGGATGCGGGTGCCCTCCTTCAGGATGCCATGGACCCTGTCCCAGAGGTCGCGCTCGATGATCGCCTTATGCTCCCCCGGGTAGGCCGTGCCCTTGTGGACCGCCTCCCCGACGTAGACCCGGTTGTTCAGGAGCTTGTAGATCGAGCCCTTGTCGAACAGCTTGCCGTACCGGTTGCGGACGTTCTCCCGGACGAGCTCGGCGGCAAGCTTCGTCGCCGAGCCGAGCTTGGCGAAGCGCCGGAAGATCGACCGGACGATGACGGCCTCGGTCTCGTTGATGACGAGCTTGCGGTCCCTCACGGCGTAGCCCATCGGGACATAGCCGCCCATCCACATGCCCTTGCGGCGGGAGGCCGCGAACTTGTCGCGTATGCGCTCCCCGATCACCTCGCGCTCGAACTGGGCAAAGGACAGCAGCACATTCAGGGTAAGCCGTCCCATGCTGGTGGTGGTGTTGAACGACTGCGTCACGCTCACGAACGTGACGTTGTTACGATCGAACACGTCGACGAGCTTGGCAAAATCCATCAACGCACGGCTGAGCCGGTCGATCTTGTAGACCACCACCACGTCGACCCCGCCGGCCTCGATGTCGGCGAGCAACCGCTTCAAGGCCGGCCGCTCCAGGGTGCCGCCCGAGAAGCCGCCGTCGTTGTAGCGGTCGGACAGCAGGAGCCAGCCTTCGGCCTTCTGGCTTGCCACATAGGCCTCGCAGGCCTCGCGTTGCGCATCGAGGCTGTTGAACTCCTGCTCAAGCCCTTCCTCGGTGGACTTGCGGGTGTAGACCGCGCAGCGCAGCTTACGCCGAACCGTGGGGGAAGACGGGACCATCGCCCTGGCCATCACGAGCCCCGCTGGTTCTTGAGACCGAAAAAGACCAAACCATTCCAGCGCGTGCCCGTGATGGCGCGCACGATGGCCGAGAGCGACTGGTAGGGCCGGCCCTGATACTCAAAATCCTCGTCGCGCACCGTGACGCAGTGCTCGGTGCCCTTCCACTCCCGGATCAGCCGAGTGCCGGCAATCGGACGGCGGTCCACCGTACCGCGCCGCTTGCGGCCCTTGCCGTCGATCTGATTGACCAACGCTTCGAGCCGCTCGACGGTCTCGGGCTTGAGCCCGCCGTAAGCCAGTTCCTGGATGCGGTAGGCCAGCCGGCTCTCCAGGAAACGCCTGTTGTAGGGCGGCGGCTCGCGGTCGAACAGATCGCGCCATTTCTGCTTCAGGTCGCCGATGGGGGCGGACTTGAGGGCCGCCAACTGGGCCAGTACCGCATCAGCCATCCGACGTCCTCCGCTCTCGGGGTGTCGGATGACCGCTCTGGTCGACCGGTAAGTGAAGCGAAGTTTCTCCGGGGTCAGCAGAGAATGTGCTGGACTTCCGCGCCGCAACACGCTGAAGGCCGGCAGCAAGGATTTCGGCGATTTCTGCGATCTCGGCGGACCGTTCGGTGCTGGTTGGGTCGCGTCTTGGTGCAGCAAGCATCGCTGCAAACTGAGCCGATTTTCTCAAATGTCTAGAGAACAAACTCGAGTGGCGCTGATCAGCGTACCCCGGCGCAGACAAACGAAATGAGGCGTCGACCAGCGCTGTGCATAATTACCAGTTGGGAAGCCCTTCGATCACGGGCAAATCTATTCGGAGGACACCACTGATTCGCTTGGCGCATTGGAGCGTCGAGTCTATGACCGAAGATCCCACCGAGCCGTTCCAAGGCTGGACGCTTTTTCAGGCACTGGAGCGTACCGCCAATCCCCAAACATGGGACGAATGGCTTGCTGCAAAGGCCGAATACGAACGCGTTCGCGCAGTCATTCCGTCCGCGCCTGGATCGTTCATCGTGCGGTCTCCCGATCAGGTTCGGGGCGCCCGGAGAGTAGTGGATGAAGTCTTCAGCAGACTGACACTTGCGTTGCGTGAATTCCTCATTGATGGATCGCTCAACGCGGTCGGGTCACGTTCGGTGCGAAGCAACCCGCCGATGCCAATCAACAGAGACGGATGGCGCGCACTGACGATAACGAACCACGAGAAATCGATCGTTGCGGAGAGGTCGGCGCCGACCAACAGGATATACAACGTGCGAGTTTTCCCATTGGCTCATGCCGAAGACGCAGCCGCGCGGCTATCAGGGCAGAGTCTGGCTGCGATCTTTCGGAAATGCGTTCTCCAAGACCCAGAGGTCGTCGCGTGCAGCAAGCGTATTCCAGACAGGAAAAGACATGAGGACGTTTTCGAAAAGGGGCAAGCGCCCGGCCCATATGTCACGTTTGAATGGTCCTGTGACATGACGCCCAGCGATCTAGCCTTCGATTTCGTGCGCCCTGTGGTCTTCTTTACCTCACAAGAACTTCCGCGGGCGTCAGCGCAAATTCAACGCGTTTCAGAAGTCATTGTGGATCGTTGGCAGCGCCTGCGGCGGCGTCTGATAGACGGAGATCTTGTTGCGCGGGGAACGCATGAGCGCACCGGCATAGTTCGGTATGTGGAACCGTTGCAATGGGTCCGCAAGGACCTCTCCATCGATGTTGTGAACAGCGACCTGTTGCAGATGAAGGACAACAAGCCCGTCGTGCAATGGACCGGACTTATGCTTGTGCGCCCGAGCCACAATCCGTTTGCGCAGCGGGCAGATATCGAGGCGGAAATATCCGACGTCGATGCTTCAATGTTTCACGGGAAGCCGACTGGGTCCCACGGGCTGCCACGCAGTACCGCGCAGCCACATGCCTCGGCCGACACGCCAACTTCAGAGCAGCGCTCGGAAGCAAAGAAGCGGACACCGAGGATATCCGCGCAGCAGAGAAGCATCGAAGAGGCAATTGCCGATATGTGGCCCGCCGGCATGCCGAGTTTGCTCGCCAAGGAGCGAGATGAGAGGATTCGGGACTGGCAGCGTCGGAAGGGGGCCATCGTCGCAAGCCCCAAGACGATAAGCCGGTACTTGGCGCGTAGATAGACCGGAGGACAGTTTCTAAGTGTCCGCCCGTGTCCCGACTTGTCCCAAGTTGTCCGATGATCGAATCGCCCTTGGCGATCAATTTGTCTCGCATCGAATCCGATGCGAGACGACGACATGAGCGCTACGCTTGGTAACGACGAGCTTCTGACCGAACTCCAGGCCGCCATTTTCCTCACTCTTTCGTCCAGGACTCTGCAGGCTTGGCGACTCAAGGGCGTGGGTCCGCCTTATGTGAGGTTGGGCCGGGCCATCCGGTACCGCCGCAGCGACCTAGTCGCGTGGCTCGCGAAGCAGACCTACGCGCCTGCGGCGCCCGCCGCAACACCACGAATCTCGACGGCTACCACTACAGTCACCGATCCGCTTGCAGCGGCGCTCGCGGCGCACGGCAGGTAGCGACAATGATTCGGAGTGTCGCAAGACCGCGTCTCTTGGGACGCTGCCACGACGTAGATATCAACAACGCGCGCTTGCGACGGCATTCGCGCTTCTACGCGCCTGTACGTTCGAGTTCCTTGGTCGATCGAGAGTGCTTGAAGCTGCTGTGGGTGGGCGTAGTGCTGACGCAACAAACGAGCGGGCGCCATGACTGCATCCACTCCGATCGCGAACTTGGTTCGGTCGATGCTCGCTGACGGGCTCGATCACGATGCGATCGTGCGTGCTGTTGAAGCCGCAGAAGCCGCATTGCGCCCCCAGCGAACTTCCGGAGTTCGCGGTACGCGTCTGCCAGCCGATTGGATAGCACCGGAGAGCTACATCGCATACGCGGTCGAGCGCGGCATGCCGGCCGACCGCGTCTCGGTCGAGGTCGAGAAGTTCAGGAACTACTGGACCGCCAAAAGTGGCGCAGGGGCGACAAAGCGGGATTGGGAGGCGACGTGGCGCAATTGGATCTTGAACGCGATGGAGAGACACCGTGGCGGGGCAAGAAACGGCAGTGCCCTTGGCGCGCATTCCGCTCCCGGACGTGCGACGACCGGAGCGGATGCCATCCTTA